CAATAATGGAAACTCTCGCACGTCGACCTATACCGGTCATACGGCTTTAGAGCCGAAACTTGTGATCGAAAAGCGTCGCGTCCCGGAAGGGAACCAAACCATGGTCGAATACAGTTGTAAAGTAGTTTGTACAACTGATGACGCCGATGGTGCGGTTCTCTCCCAAAAGGTCTCTCTTGAAGCCGTCGTGAGATATCCTGTGCTCGGAACGAGCGCGGATGTAACTGCGGCCCTCGCCATCTTCCGTGATATTATCGCGGGCGATGAGTTTGGGAACAGTATCTCGACGCAGGAGTATTTGTAATGGACCTTCCAGGATGGACCACAAACCTTCCAGATATCTTTCAAAATTTCTTTAATGAAATTAAGAAACTTCTGGAAATTGTGATCCAAACCCTGTTGGGCACAGAACCTAAATAATCCACTCAAGAGGAGGATTCCGTAATGGAACCTAAAAATGCAACGTATGACATTTGTCGATGTTACATTAAAGACCAACAAGAAGTCGTAAATCCCGCTTTATATGCGAAGGTCGATGGATTACTTCGATCTCGTAATTTAGCTGGATTGGCTTCTTGCTCCTGTCACTTTGATTGGCATGCTCACACAATCAACGATTGGAGAGTACTCAGACAGGTAGAAGCCTTCTTTAAGAAGAATTCTGCCTTTTCCAACAAAGAAGTTTGCGCAGCTGCCGCTAAGAATTCCTTTATGGAATCTGAACGACAATGCAGCGAAACAAATCTTCGCCTTGATTACTTTTATGTTAAGCGCGATCAGCTTGATCCCGATCTTAACTATCAGTTATCAAGGATGGAGCGTTACGTTCGTAACGTTCTGGGTGACTTCAAGACGTTCATGAGTGAAATTCCTCACTTAGTGAAGGTGACACCGGGAGCGACGGCCCACTCATCTCGCCGCAATAGTCTTCCTCAGCAGAAAATGAGGATGAAGCTCTATGCTGTGCATAGTGCATCAAGATACGTGAGAACACTATACCGTTATTTCGGTATGTGTGAACCTCGTATCAGACACTGCGAATCGAATCGAGTGGAGCTGGTACCGAAGAATTGGAAGACAGACCGTACTATCGCTTGCGAGCCTGAAGGGTGTTTACCCTTTCAACTTGCATTTGACACGTACGCCAAGCGACGTTTACGTCGTTTTGGGATTGATCTGCGCGACCAATCTGCAAATCAGAAAAGAGCATTAGAAAGCTCGGTCACTGGTGACTATGTCACTGTTGACTTTAAATCGGCATCAGACACTATAAGCTTTAACACAGTCGCCTGGATATTTCCATTCGACTGGTTTCAGTTTCTGTGCGATGTTCGATCCCCGAAATATCGGGGGGCTTTCGGGACTGGAGCGTATCAGAAGTTTTCCTCTATGGGAAACGGCTGCACGTTCACAATCGAGACTCTTCTGTTTGCTGCGGCCTGTTATGCGGTCGGATCTAAGAACTTTCTTGTCTATGGTGACGATGTTATCATAGAAAAAGATCGTTACAAAGATTACGTTCGCTTAACAAGACTTTTAGGCTTTACCATTAATGAAGACAAAACTTTCACAGAAGGCCCTTTTCGGGAATCCTGTGGTTGTGATGCCTTCAATGGTATCGATGTGACGCCAGTGTACATTAGGGGTATAGACATGCGTAAAGCAAGTTTATGTCACCTAGTGAATACTCTGGCCAGTCTTGCTTTCCCGGAAGGGTACTTGGAAGAATATTTGCGCGATCTCCTCCGCAAATATAATCTTCCTTTCGTTCCCTTTCAAGAAAGCACTCTTTCAGGTGTCTGGATAGAACCTGAAAAAGCTCGAAACCTAAAAGTTCTCAATAGACGTTATTATCGACGTACCCAGCCTAGTTCTTTACGGAACATAGGGCCAGGTCTGATCGATTCGGGAATTGATCAATTTAAGGCTTACGTGCCAAAAACACGTACGCGTTATTTTGTCGATTCCCGAGGGTATTACCTTTGGTTCCTCAATAAGAACTCACAAGTTCTTTTTGGTGGACCTTGGGAACTTACCCGAAATCTAACGTTTAGTGAGACCTCATCGGTGCCCATTTTCGAACAC